GAGCATCAATAAACAAATCACGTGCAACCGTACCAGGCTTAGTATCTAAATCTGGAACAGTGACTCTATAAAAGTCGATTAAGTTTAGGATGATTTCATTAACATTTCTAATAGTTACCATATTTTATCCTCAATTATTCAGCGATATAGATCAAACTTAAATCGTTGAAACCCTAAACGCAGTAGTAATTGGTTTAAGTCCCTTGGTTAAAGCTCTTACTCGTACATCAAATAATCTTGGATCTATTTGATTTCTAATTATAGATATATCCAAAATTGCGCTAATTTGTTCATCAGCACTAACTCTTTGAAAAGATTTTACTTGTATCTCTTGTAATTCCTTAAGAGTCTTAAGAGCAACATCTAATTGAGTTTTAGCAATTTGAACAACAATAGTGCTATGAAGTGGATTTCCAATAATAGTTCTAGAGATGAAAGAGCCGTACCATGGGTGTAGGGGATTGCTACCGGCCGATGTCAAACAGACCTTCAAAATATCTTGAATGAGTTTTTCACTATCAGTTACGGTTTGTAATTGACCATTTTTGATAACAAAATCACCTTTATTTATCTTTAAATCGAAAGACATAGATATCTCCTACTTCATTGTTATGTGAAATTATTAGATAAATAGCCTTTTTAGATTATGTTGCCTTGCCATTATTTTGCTTGGCGTCTATATATGCTTTATCCATTAAGTTATAAAAATCCTTGACATTGTTGGTCAAAGATACCATTGATGCGCTAATGTCAGTATGAGCTGGATTTCCATCAGGTAGCTTTAAAATACCCATCATTCGAGTATATGACCTGTCATCCAAAAACCCCGTTAAATTGTTTTTAGGCATTACATAAAGAGCGCCCATAATAGCCACGATATCACATAAACCTAAACCACTAAATTCACCAGTAATTATTTCAATAACTCTCAGGGCATCGTTGGCCTTCTTGAGATAATTATTTCTTTTAGTAGTTAACTCTTTCAAATTATTGGCATTAATGTCGCCAAGGGACTCGCTGGAATCAGTATTGAAAGTTGTTTTGAAGCTATCAAAAGCAAATCCACCTAAGTCTGATACACCATTAGCATTAGCTGTTTGAGCGCTTATTTGATTAACCGTTGCAATAACGCTGGCATTGATAATTTCTTGATCGTTTTCAGTAACTAAAGGAGTTCCGGTATTATCAATGACGAAATTTTGTGTGGCAATAACATTTTGAACAGTGCTTCCACCCTCTGGACCTATGGTTGATGGAATTGGAAGATAGTAATATCTCTTCTGCGCATCCTCAATAATCTTTTGAGCTTTTATTAACAACGACATCATCCCTTTGATGATGTTGAAAAATTGAATAAACTGTAATTGTTCCGATAACTTATAGGTATCTTTGGTAATGTTTTGAACGATACTGATATCCTTATAGTTTTGGTTTGATTGTATTTTATTAAATAGATTCTGGTTAGCTGTACCGATCTTATCGAAATTACTGGAGTTGGTAAATCTATCTCTAATAATTTTCTCGATTAAAGGTCTCTTAGCAAAAGAATTCTCATCTATTTTAGTATTAGTTTTGTTGAATGTAAATGGAACTGCAATCTTATTAGTGGAAGGACTAACCGAAAAATCAATTCTTGGATCTACCACAAATGGAATGATAATATGAGTTCTGTTGCCAGTTAATTTATCTGTACTTGGTTTATTTCCACTAACATCTTTATACTCTGTTAACTTCACATTTTGATTTCCAATCATAGAGTTTAACTCCACTTTGTATGACTGGTCTTTCGGATTAGTGCTAAATACACCCTTACCATTTTTGAAATCTGACTCAGAAGTAGAGATTTTTTCTAAAGGAACGGCGAATTTTCTTATGTTGGTTCCAGCGGACAGCGCAACGGTGCTGGCCTCTATACTTGTGTTAAAAGAAAAAATGTTTCTCAAAGAAGAAACATAGGTTTCACGAGCAATAGAAAGATCATTAAAACCAGAAATAGGTTTGTTGGCGACAACTATCTTATTTTCAAGTAGAGTCAAATCATTTATATCATGAATGTTGTCTAAACCCGGATTATAAATAATGCCATCTTCAGAGACAACTGGAAAACCAATCAGTCTGAAAAAAGCATGACAACGACTTTCTTGAACCGTGTCTTCTACTTTTAGTTTTTTAGTGATACCGGTAACTGTCTTACTGTCAATAGAATTAAGAATCTGGAGATTACTACCAGAAGTAATGTTAACAAAACTTCTGATAGAATCTATTTCTCTAATGAAATCGTTGTAGATCTTTTCAATGTCAATGACAAAGTTTTGATCACTCTGATATGAGTTTTGATTTTCAACCATTAGCTACCGCCCTTATCACTATCATTGACCTGGTCAGACTCATTTCTTCTTGGCTTACCATCCGTGTCACCAGCACCAGTTGGAGCAACTGGACCAACTGGAGTATAGATAAATTGATAGTCAAGAGATTGCAAAGTGTGCGTAGAAGCAACGTTAATATCCGTTGGAATAGTATCTGTACAGAAGATATTATTATCAAACGAAATCATCATTTGTCCTTTACCAGGATCTGCAGAAGTTAAGTATGAAGTGAAAGATTGATATCCATCATATTCAAAATTGGTTGTCGTTCCGAAGGTTGGATAAGCTTTGATTTGTGCCGCAAGACCAGCTGCAATATCAGCGGGAACGCCTGTGGTCAAAGGAATGCCAGTCTTCTCTTTTAGATTAACAGTAATCTTGATTGGCTTACTGGTAAATTGAATATTTGGCACTAAATTAAAATCACTCTTGCATGCCTCAAATCCAATGCCAATGGCAGCGCTGATGGCGCTTGAAGTATCTTTTTTTAGCTTATCTAAACATATTTGAGCAACAGTCTGGAACTGAGCAACACCATCTGCAGTTAGATTGCTTCTCAAAGCTGATAGTGCGGTTGACAAACAAAGTTGAGCGGCAGTTGGATCTGGGAAGGCCGGAATAGTTGGATCAACTCCGCCAATGTTATTAACTAATCTACCAAGAAGATTAGTTTTAACAGCAATACCATTAGAAACAACATTGTTAAGGAAGGCGCGATCAAAAGCCAAAGATGGTTCACATCCAAGAGTAATCAATTGCTTCTTAATCAAAGTCTCCATGTTAGGTTTGAAAGTATATTCAATCTTGTCGAAATGATAACCGTCAAATGGAGTAAATGTTGGAGAGCTACTGGCTACTGCGGCTCTGTGAAGGAAATTCTCTAATGTGGCTTGGTCTCCAATTGGAGTGATACCATCAGCAGCATATCCTCTAAGTGCTGAACCATCATTTTCATAACCTAAACCACCAGCTAAGTTCATAACTCCTTGACCAATAAATGTAGAGCTATTGTCAAAGATTTTTAGATTGCGGCTTGGAGCAGCAGTTACAATGCAATCATTGAACTTAATGAAACGCGGTTTGCCAGTTCTACCCCAGCTGGCTGGGTTGTAGAACAACTTCATATCAACAGTATACGCGGCTTGTTTTGGAGGCGTAAGTGCGCTATACAATGAATCCATTGGGAAAAAAACTGGCTTAGGAATGATGGTTGGTGGAACATCAAATGCATCAACAATGTTAATGAAATATTGCTCTAACGTTTGTTCAGTATCATAGATTTGCCAGCTCTCTGGTCTAACAGCAATGTTAAAGAAGTTGCCACCAAACGAAGGGAGAGTGGTTGCAAAACTAACGTCATTAAAATATTGTAAAGTTCCAGTAGTCCTGGTGTATTTATCATTTTTGATGATAGCTGGACATACGTCTGGAGTACAGCAACGAGAGCTGTCACTTGGATCTCCATCATCGCATGGTGGAATTGAGAAACCAAGGCTTAGAATATCTCTAATAACTTGAATGATGATATTGAATAGAGACAATAGCACAAACAAATTTTGGAAAATACACAGCAATGATCCTAACTTCTTAGCGGCGGCCTGGACTGCATTAGCGTTTCCTTCTTGGAAAGCTTTATTTAGTAAACTAATGTTTCTTAGAATAGTTTTAACAAACTTTAACACTTGTTGAATGATGTATTCAACCAATGCTAAAATCAATAGCAAAATTGAAATAATCATAATGATAAGCGCAAATATTGGAAATATATTCAAAAAGGCTGGAATGCAAGTTCTGAATAATCTACGCAATGCGCCGATCAACTTAAATGGATTCATCAAAGCGCAAAGAACTTCAATGATACAAATAATAAGGCTTAGAATTGGCAAGAAGAATTTATATAACATCAAAAATGGAAAGAACTGATCCAATAGCTTCATGATAGCATCGAATACATCTTTACCATAATTAGGGTTTAAGGCCGGCTTAATAACTCCTGGAGGAATAATAAATTGCAACTTATCTAATAATGATAATAAATCTTCTGGGAATCCATCCGGAAATGGATTTAGATTAGGAATCTTTAAAGCAAAAGGATTTCCAAATCCAGGAATGGCGGGACCACTCGGACCATCAGGGAGATTTATTGAAACATCATTAGGTGAGCATGGGGACATATTACTCTTTATATATCAAGTTATTTAGATTCGCCTGGTAATTCAGGCTCTAATGGGCCAACTGCAGAGTTGCTAACTCCAACTGAAGTTTCCAGGTCTTCAATAAACTTATTCGCCAACGCTTCAATAGTTTCATGGATTTTTTCTACATTGGCGCTGGTAATATCATGATACTTAAATACATGTGTGGCTAACTTCCACATTCCCTCATAAACATCTTCATTTAAACTGGAAATATCATAAGACACCACTTCATCTTCTGGTAGTGGACCAATTGCATTCAAAACACCTTCAGCCAATTTAATTAGACCTTGGTCTTTTGCTTCTTTTGCTTGTATTAACAATCTTTCGTATATAATTGGATTAACCTTTTTCATATATTCCTTTAAACTGAGCCGCCCGACTCTTTAAGAACCATTCTACCTTGGACTGTAAGCGTTTCGCATTCGATTCTAATATCAGCATCAGAAGAAATAACCATGCCTTGGCCTGCGTGAATTTGAAGATTAGATGGCGTCATGATTTTAACACCCTCATCGTCAATTCTAATCATAGTAACTCTCATACCACTATTGAAAACTCTTAAATCAAGAACTGCACCAATATGTCCATTCATTTGTTTAACGAATCGACTATCAGCTGAAACTCCCAATCCACCTATCTGTAAGAATACGTCACCATTCATAGATAATGCGGCGCTCATATTCTTCATATCTCGACCAATGTTGCCTACGATACCGCCAGCGGTATCTAACCACAATGATTGACGGTCTACAGTGTTAGCCCCAATATTCAATTCAAGTGAACCATCCATATTAATAGATCCGCTGCGACCACCAGCGTTTGCTCCTGGTCCTGAGACCTTGATAGTATCCGTGGCTACATTTTTTAACAAGGGTATACGGCTAATATCGATGAAGTCCTCAGCTTGAAACTTGAGAAAATCTGAAATTTGATGAGCGTAACAAGTAGCCAAAATATCATGATATGCTGTACCATGCTTAATGTGAGAGTTAGCAATACGATCAATTGGAGCACCATCCAAATCACCATTCTTTAATTGAATGGAGCCTGGATTCTTGGCATAACTTTTGTCACTGATATTGAATTTTGGCGCTGCGAACGAGTCTTGAAAGATATCCAAATTATCTTTTCTCATAATTAGTTTGTTTGGATTACCATTATCCTCTGTTCCAAAAGTAGAATAGTTCTCATATCTGGTCAATAATGGAATATTGCCGCGCTCACTTGATGCTGGAACATTCATCTTGAATTGACCTTCTTTGTCAATATCAAAAAAGAAACGTCCACGGTTACGAGCATAATCTTTACTTGAATTAATATCAGGTAAAGAGATAGTATTAGTTGAACCAGTTAAATCTTTACGAGCATTTAATTCGAAATGGAAAGCAATGCTCTTTCTTTCTAACTCTTTAATAGCAAGATATGACTTAAACTTATTGGCTCCACTCTCAGGACGTAGAGTAACCTGATCGGTTCCCACTGGAAGTGGATTACGATTCAAGTCTAAAATGTTTCCAAAAATATCAACGACCGTTCCCTTGATTATCTCCATGAGATAATTAGGCTCAGCGAGTGTGAGGCTCAAAGTATCAGAACGACTTTGTCTACGATTCTTAAAGGTATAGTTTTTATTGGGTGGAGATTGATTATTGTAAATTAATGACTCAGTGTAATCATCATGAACTCCGGCCAAATATTCAAACTCATAAATCAATTCTCTTGATTCTACAAATCCTGGATTCTTAGTTGAATTAGAGCCGCTTGGATTTGGAGTTGCTTTTGGATCTAAAGCAATAACGAATAAATTTGGGTCATATTTATCGCTATCTAATTTAGAGTTCTGTGGATAGTCTTTAAGGGGAACTAAATCTCTTTTAACTAAACCAGTAACATGTCTGGACGCGGTAGTGAAAGCATTATTGTTATTAAAACTGGTAGTAATAAAGTTACCATCTGTATCAATGTTTACTTTGTTATTATCAGAACCGATTAAAATAGTGTTATCAGTAGAATTCAGACTAATCTTAGTATAATCATTAGCTCTAATTAAAAGTTCATTTTCTAATAATTGTGGTAAGTTATCTGGACTCTCAGCTAAATATGAAACAAAGAAATGTCTTCCGCCTGAACCTTGAGCAATAACAACTGCTGTGTTAATGACTGGTTTAGAACCAATAAACAATCCATTAGTATAAAACAAAGAGTGCGGTGCAGAAACAGTTATCGGTTGAGGAGATCTTCCACGAATAGAGGAAGCATCGGCTAACTGAACATCAATAGTATCTGCATCAGCGTCATAAGCTACAATGAAGCCGCGCTTTAGCAATCCTACTTGTTCATCGAAAACGTTATTCGCCATTATGATCCGCCGTTTGAATTAGATTTTTCAGTATTATCTTTAAATACAATATAACAATCAATAATATACTTAAAAAGTATACTTCTAATTTGATCTCTATCTTTATTATCGCTTGGCGTATCTTTCTTAGAATCGAATGTATGAGCGGCAGCCTTACCCACATCAACGAAAGCTTTTCCAACACTGGAGAAGATATTGGTACTTGAACCAGATATCTCTTTAATGTTACGAGCTGCGTCCATGGCCTTATGAGATGGTGAGGAGCTGGATTGTTGTACGTTAACAGCAACGATGCTAACATATTTACTTGGTAATTTAGGATTTTGAGGCTTTGTTGGGTTTAGTTTAGAAGTTTCTTCAGTACCATTTTCTATTAACATTTGTTCAAGACTCTTGGCGAGATCATAAATATCACCATCAACCCCTGTACCAATACCAGAATCTCCCGCACTACCATCATCACTATAGTAGATTCTCAATTCTAAACTTGCTATTGTATTATTGCCACTGTTAGCATTGGCATTCAAAGCATTACCAGCTGCATACAATATGTTATTAACAACTTTCTCATTAGCTGCACCATAAGAGCCTTTTGAATCTTTATCATTGATGACATCATTATTGTTTTGATTCTTAATGATAACTCCAAGGTTCTTTTCGCTATTAGAGTTTGATTGTCTTTGAATAACATAGCTGGCAATATCACGGTTGTTGTAAATCATCTTGCCAATAAAGTCCATCGTGGTTGGAATATATTCACCTGGAGCATGTCCATAACTAACGTTAAGTGTTGTATCAAAGGTGCCATTATATGTAAAGGTATGAGATACAGAGTTAACATAAAATAATAAGTTTCTATCTTGAAGATACACAACTTCACCAGGTTGCATGAATTCATTTCCTGCAATTTTAATAGTTCCTCTAAGAATATCTTTTCTGGCTCTACTTAAAATCATAGATGCATAAGGCGCGCATTGAGACTCTGGGTCACTCAAGAATGGAGCTGTGATAACAGAGACATTTTTAAATCCATAATTTCTCCATTGATCATAATCAACAGCTACAGCAGAGACTAACCCATTACCGCCGCTGGTAAATGCTCCACTGAAACTATTTCCAAAGTTCTTGTCAAATTGGTTTGGAACACCATTCACTTGAACCATCGTGTAATCAGGTGGGGTTACAGTAATTTGCATACTCTTGATTTGAGCTCTTTTGATTATGTATCGAGAGCCAGAACGTGGACCATAGTCATCGTAACTTTCATCTTCAATCATATGCTCGAAAACTTCTGGAATATTAGAATTTCCATAAGTACCAGGAGACATCATACTGCTGGCCTGAGAACCATCATCTGCATCCAGTGACTTGAATTCAGAAGCATTCTTAATGGCAGAGTTAAATAGCTTGACTGCACGCTGCCTTTCTTTGATTTTAGTTGAAAGTTCTTCGGTTACTTTAAATACATCTATTTTAGCATTAGCTGGCAATGAGACCTGTGCAACACCAGCATCAGACTTAGTAACATAATCGTATTTGTTGATTTTTTGACCAGATTTTTGATTAATTAAACCAATTAATCTATCAACCTCTTGATTGTCAGTTAATGATTTTTGATTGATTGAATAGCCTGCAGAATTTAGTTTTTGCTTAGTTAATGCATCTTGAAGAATATTAAAACGTTGAACGTTAGTGAAAATATCTTTGTTAGATACGGCTTGATTATTAACATTAACTTTCAATGAATCATCTATTTTTATATTACGAGAGTCTGGATTAGCATTTTGATCTAATGAGGTAATGCCGCTAATATTTCCAGTTCGATCAGAAAGGAATGTGAATTGTTCTCCGCTACCCTTCATAACTCCACCCAATGAGCCCGCGCCTGCTCCTAAAATAAATCCTTGAGCTGAAATATCACTGGTCGAAGAATCATCATCACCATATCCAAGCATGGCACAATCTAATCTAATTTGCAATTCTATTAACTCAACTCTTTGTTTTAAAGTTGAAATTTGATCATTGAAGATATCATCTAAAAATTGAGGGAAAACTTGTACATTCAAAGTTTTCTTTAGATACATCATACGATAAAATACAGAACTTGGCATTCTATTATATTGTGGTGGGCGCACTCTAATGTGACCTTGCGTATCACAGAATACTTCTAAGTTAAGTAGGTTAGCTGTGTTGATAATCTTATCACGAACGCTATTAAAATCGTTGTTGTAAAGAGATAATCCATCAACTAAATCTTTAGAATAAGCAATGATATCATAATCTTTATCATAGTAATCATCCACAATGAACAAATTGTTATCTGTATTAGCTCTAACATTATATGACATACGACGAGTAAGATGATTGACTTGCCTTCTAAGATATTGTCGAGTATCTACCCCAGACTTCTTATCAACCTTACTGTTATCTAAGAAATCACCATAATCAAAAGTGGTTTCATCTCCAACAGTAACTAAATAGTCGGCATCTTCTTTCTTATAGTCGGCTAATGAAGCATTTACATCTTTTTGTAATTGACGAGCTGATGATTGTATTTCAGCCAAAGCACTTCTTACCTGCGAGTCAGTGGTAACCTCATTAGGATTTTGAAATACATTGGTAGCGTTTAACAATTGAGCTTTGTTATTCAAATCATTTAGCTTTTTGATCTTCTCATCAATTTGCTGATTACGACGAGTCGTCGTAAATTGAGACATCAAAGCTTTAGAAAAACTCTGGTCATCAACCACTAAATTCTTAAACGGAATGAAGTTTCCCCATAGACTATTACGCTTTGTTAAATCAGTTGATAGTGCTTCAAAATATAAGTTAGGATCTGAATTGAAACCATCTGGATTTTTAACATATCTCCAATAGGTAGCAAAGTTATATGGCTGCCCTGTTACCAACAAAGATAAGACATTCATAATATCTTGACCAGCAAATGGCTCATCATAAATATTGGGAGCGCCAACTTTGTTTGGATCATTGATTTCAGTAGAGTTACCGTATTGAGTAAATACACCAATACCCTCTTTCCACTTATAAACTAAACCATCTGGTGCATAAAAAACACGAGTAGTTAATTTACTCTTTGGATCAATAGTCTTATCTTGAATATAGTTATCTGAGTTAATTGGTTGACCAGCGAATGGTCCCAATTTGAACTTTAATAGCTTGTTAGCATCAGATGGATCTCCAAGAAGATATTTGTTTTCATCTAATAATTCAGGGTTTTCATTTTTAAAACTGGCTGATACATTATCAAACTTACTCTTAAATGGAGTTAGTGGGTCGAAAATAGCTCCGTTGAAAGTATCAACACCTGGCTTAAAGTTAACTTTGCCTTGATCGAAATAAGCCGTATTGTCTCGACCGCTAATATTCAAAGAGAACTTGCCATCAGACCAAGAGTCGCTAACACCTTCAACCACGCCAGCAAATACATGAGCCCCTTCATTCTCACTAACGAATTGATTACGAATCAAGGCCCATAAAGAATTGGGAAAATTAGCGCCAACATAAACGGACTTCTCTGCTTGAATTTGAGCGCTGGAAGGACGCAATAATAAATCAAAACTTTGACTAAAATTGGCTGCTGTCTTGTTTACATTTTGTAGGATTCCATTACCCGTAAGTAATCCATTCAATCCAGATAAGATTTTGTTATCGAATCTGCTTTTTGAATTCATATAGATATGAACCGTGTCTTGTGGTTGAATGATATGATATCCAGAGAAAGCAAATCTCATTTTACGTCTAACGTAATTAGTGTTCTTATTAGCAGTTTGAAATGAATTGCGAGAGTTAGAATCTAAAGATAACTTTGAGAAAATGGCAGCTACTAATTGTTGAAAAATGGTTAGTTCAGAATCACGCCCGGCAAATTTACTACCAGGATCGTTGGTTAGCGAAATGTGTCTAAAAGTTTGCAATTGATCGTTTAGACCCTCACTACCAACCACCTCACCATTGATTAGATATTCTGGTTTAACAGTTACTCCATTACCAGCCACTCCGAAAGATAATGCTGAATTAGAATCATAATCAAATACAAGTTCAGTTCCAATTCTATCATAGATAGCAGTAACTCTTTTACCAAGTAACGTATCTGGGTTGACTTTAAAAGTAATTGGTCCAGCTTTTCTTAAACTCCTGTAATGATTTAATTTATTAGTCAAGTCCGCAATAGACTTTCGTGCAGCATCTTGTCCAAACAAATAAATTTTATGATCGTAGAAAGAATTAGTCGCATCACTAATAGCTTTTTCAATATCCCAATCTGTAATAACTGTAGCCTCATATGGATCAGTAATTGCAACTGAAAAAGTTCCAGCAGTTTTAAGATCAACAGTAGTTGTGGTAGTTAGATTAGTGAAGTTAGTAATTTCAATAACTCCAGTACCTTCTCCATATTGAGTTTGAAATAGATTGGTACTATCAGTAATCCAAGCAGTAGTATCTGAGCTGGCATTGAATCCATATACTCTTCTTAATTGCTCGACAGTATTAGCAAAGACACTTACATCTTTGTTTTGACCAAAAGTATTAGATGCATTCTGTCCAATTAAAGATGATAGTCCACCATCACCAATCGTATCTCCTAAAGACATAATAATAGGCACTAATTGAGCATCGATTTTACCAACAGCAGAGTTTATCTTTTGAATCTTAGAAAGCTTTTCAAGGGCCGCAATTTGACGACATTTGTTTTGGAAAAGAAACTTAGTAGCTTTATAAAAAAGCTTCTCTTCTTTATCCATATAATCAGTTCTGAAATTTTCAGCAACCGAAGAAAACATACGTTTTTTAAACATAACTGTGGCGCTTGGCTCTTGTAGCAATACTTCAAACTGCTTAGGGTCTGCATTATAAGGATCTCTTCTTAAAAATCCCTCTTCAACATATTTACGCTGTGCAGATTGATCAATTTTTTGAGAAATATCTCCCAATGAGCCATACTTCTGATTTTGTCCATCAACGACAGCATCAAGAGTGTGAGTGGTGTTTTCTACCAATGAGAATTGAGATGATATTTGATCAGCTAAGGCGCCTAAAAAAGTCATATTTAACCTGTCTTAACGTTTCCGGATAGTGATAAGTTGTTAGTAACACTGCCATCTTGGCTTGGTCCGTTTGGACTTCTTTGGAAAGCAAAGTTATTAGTTCTATAACCTCTTCTTTGTGTTGCGATAAAGGTTATGTTATATTGAAACAAAAAGTTGTCGGCGCTTTCGGTCACATCCATGTTATCAAAAAAGCCTCTAAATACCCAGCCGTTGTAATACATTTCAACGCCAAAAGCCAATTGAGCCAATGATGGAATGTTCTGCTGAGCCAAGTTATTATTAGGTGAATCAAGGCCCAGAATACCCTCGGCAAGACCTCCGGCCCCAGCACCTATAATACCACTAATGGAGTTGCCAAAACTATTTGCTAAATTGGCTGAGAGGTCTGTAGAGGCATTGTTGGCAGCTAATGTAATGGCTGAAGAATCAAATGCGTATTGTTCAGCACGATAGATTTCCTCTAATACGTTAATACCCTCAATACCAGAGCTACCGGTAGTACCAGAAATACTAATGGTGGTTAATTCTTCTCCCCAATATTGTAAGGTGTAACCTCCCTTAGTTCTTTCTTTAGAGATAACCTTTTTGTTACTATACTTAATGCTGGATGGATTCACATACATTTTAACAACACCAAACTCTGGAATAAACCAGGTAATGATGTTTCTTTTCATTTGTGAATCTCTATTGTTTTGAACTTTAGAGTAAGGAAGCCCATTACCATCAGCCTGGAATGAGGCTGGTAGTAAGAAACCATTAGCTTTAAAATCAGCGGCCGAACCTTGTGTTAGCTGTTCGCCACCACCCAGTCCATTTTGAACACTGGTAATACCTGCTGTAAGATCATCAAGAGAAAAATTAGCCATAGTTTAATTCCTTATTTGGAAGTTGGATTAAGTGCCAACCTTTGATTGCTTCCTTCAATTTCTTGCTTACATTTGATGCAGTATCCGGTGACATTAAGGTGAACAGTGTGCTCTGAACTATCAGTTGTAGTTTGAGGGTTAGTAGCTGAACCAGTTTGGGCCTTGTTACCATTTTGCTGAACTGATTGCCCTGCAGCAGAGCCAACTTGTTGAGCCGCAGTTTCCTCACCAACTGATTGTAATGAATCCCTATATTGTGGATTAGTAATTGAGGCTGCGCTTAAAAGACTTTGATTTTTAGACTTTTCTTGGGCTTTCATAGCAAGGGCAGACTTTGTAGTAGCTAATGTAGTTGTGGGGGCCGTGCTATTTGAAGCAAAATTACCAGTTACAGTGTCTACAAGAGCGCCAGCCGCTCCAGGTAAAGCCTTAACATCAATTCCTAATTGATTTAATACTGCAGCTTCTTCAGATTTGACAGAACTAATATCATAGGCGCCAGTTTTTAATGAGTTATTATAATTTTGCGCGCCTTGAGCGCCACGAACTGTAGCATTAGAACGGCTCGCTCGTAAAGTTCTTTGTAATTGTCTTTGTCTTTCTGTAACACGAACATCAGTTGCTTCCCCGCCACTCGCAGAAGCAGATTGCTCCATAATTCTACCTTGAGCTAATGATTGTGTTGCATTATTACCTTGTAAAGTAGTTAGAATGCTGGTTAAAATAGTATTAGTCTTATCTTGTAATTGAACGCCTTTATCAAGAGTATCATTGGCAATATCTTTAGATATTGAAGTGGAACCAACTCGACCTTCTTGTTGAGCTCTAAAGCTTTCCAACACACGAGCGGCCTGTTGATCATTTTGAACTAATCCACCAAGCGGACCAGAAGTCAACATTTTCTTTTGACGTTCAAATTGACGGGCAGCTGATTCACTTTGAGCAGCTTCTTGTTGAGTAACAATGGTCCCAAGTTGACCTTGCATGGTTTTTCTTACTTTTTCAAATACTTCATCAATCTTACCTTCACGAATCATGATATCAATTTGGTTGGCGCCCTTTAATCCACCTGCGCCACCAGACTGTTGAGATAAGAAAGATTTTTGAGCAGTAGTTAGTTTCTCAACTTGGTTTATCATGCTCTTAGTGATATCCAAAGAAACATTAGAGCTTAATCCTGTAGCCTTTAATGCATTAGAGTAATTAATCATTACGCTGGATAGTCCAGTCATATTAGCGGCGGCCTCTTTACCACCATTAGAGAACTCTTTAAGTAAAGAATTAGAATCCATTAATGCTTTATGAACCGTTTCGAAATTAACGCCAGTCTTATCGGCGACTTCTCCAAGACGTCCAAGAATACTAAAAGCATCTTTGCCCGTTGCACCAAAATCATTATAAGCTGCAGTTAAATCGCCGACAACAGCAGAATAATCTCTACCGCTTCCTGTAGCAAATTGAATAGATGCCGTCAACATATCAGTTTGACCACCAGCTGCATGTGTACCTTCTACAACAGACTTCAAAGCTCCAGGGACTTTACCTAATTGTCCCCAATACTTTTCAACAACATCTCGACTTACACCTGTCGCCATAGATGCTTGAGTTAGATTGTTACTTTGCTCTCTAACAAGCTTATTAATGTTTTCTAAATTAGGGCCAGCAGCTCTAAATACTTCACCCAAATTACCAGTAGTAGCTGATAATCTAATAAAAGCATCTCTGGCATATGAGGCATTATCTGCTCCAGTTAAAATACTGCCGAATGTTCCAGCAACAATATTCTTTAATTCAGTTAAACTCTTTCCCGCTAAACTGGAGGCATCAATTTTTTTACCAGTCGCATCAGCCATACCAATAATTGCACCAACGACTGATTTTCTAGATTCTGCTGTATCTTTTAATGAATTCAAAGTTTTTTGATATGTATTAAGTGATTCATTATCTGGAAGAACTTTTCTGAATTGTTCTTGAGTTCCAAGCAATGCTGCTGACATAACAGCCATAGAACGAGCACTTTTTTCACTAACATTATTTAGATTCTCAAGACTAATACCGGACTCTTTCATTGCTCCAGTAAAAGAATTAAAAGTAGAAGAAACTCCAGCAGAAATTCTATCCAAACCATTCAAACTTTTGGTGGCATTATCGGCTACAGAATGAGTTGCGTCTAAACTTGAATTTAGATTACTCATGCTTGCTGCTGTAGCTTCAGCAGTTGCACCTAATTGAGCAGTACTTTGGGTAGTTGCGTCTATTGATGCGCTTGGATCTGGAGTTTCACCTGCCATTTTATTCCTTTAGTTTAAGTTTTCTTCTCTTACGACGACTTAAGGGAGCGTTATTTCCAAGACCTAAAGCTTGTATATTCATCTCTCTTACCATTCTACTTGATTCTTCCAATTCTTCATCAGTAGATTCAAACACGTTACCACCACCCATAATTTGTTTGACAGCTTCTGGATGATCAAATGATGCTAATAGATATACGATATTTTTAGCTAGTTCAGCCTTATCATTTTGATCGGCGACCCAGTTTTCGTACATCCAGAACTTTTGAACCGGTTCCA